CGGATTGCTTGCTAGCGATCTGGGGTTCGTTGGCCCGTTCAAGCAAGCCCCGTCAGGAATTCCTGCAGCGGTCATTGGTCCTGCTCTAAAGGGTCCTGCATTTGTTCCTGTGACGTTGCGGACGGTCACGGATCTGTTCACAACATTCGGTGCCACGAACATATCAGGATCCACCGTGGGAGTACCTGAGACGTCGACGAACTACGGATTGATGGCGTCTGAAGAATGGTTACAGAACTCAACTGCATTGACGTACCTGCGAGTCCTCGGGGTCGGTGATGGTAACAAGAGAGTTGATTCTGGTGCCACGTCAGGAGACGTGGCCAACGCAGGCTTCACGGTGGGTGAAAAGCTACCAGATTACGTCAACTCTTCAGGTACATTAGGCTCCAATCCATATGCAAACTCAGGTGGCATACCTGGTCGCACATACTTTCTAGGATGTTTCATGTCTGAGTCAGCGGGTTCGACGATCTTCAGCTCTGCAAAGATTCAAGGCACGGGAAGCGTGAACAACTCTGGAGCATCTTCCATTCCGCTCGTGCGTGCGATACTCATGGCTCCTTCAGGCGTCGTCTTGAGATTGTCTGCGTCTGGTGGCGGAAGGAACTCGAACCCTCCTGCTTCATCCCTCGTTGCGACTGATGCATCATCGAACGGAACGTCATTGGGTTCAGTCGTGTTGTATGACGGCATAGGAACTTCATTGCAGCAGTTTGTCCTCTTGCTGAACGGCCATAAGGGAACAGATGAGTATCCCAATGTCATCACCGCATCGTTGGACATGCAGTCAGACAACTACATAGGGCGGGTCTTAAATCAGTCAGCTTCATTCATTCAACAGGCCGGTCACTATCTTTCAACGTATTGGGACATCCATCCAAGCGTTGCATTCCTGACGGGTACAGGCGTCGTCTCTGCAGGATGTGATGTTCCAAACTCTACGAACCAAGTCCTAGGAAAAGAGAGATCCGTTTTCTTGTTGACAGGATCTTCAGGATGGAATGCTGGATCGTCTACTGCTCCCAACTACGAAAACTTTAGGGACAGGTTTTCTCATGCAGTGACTCCATGGATCATCTCACAAAAAATCCACGGAAAATACGTCAACTTGTTTAGGTTTCATGCTCTTGATGCAGGATCCAACGTGTCCAATCAATACAAGGTATTGATACACGACATCATTCCTGCTGCTGTGACAGATGATTACCAATACGCTTCTTTCACGGTTTCAATTCGAAGTTTTAGGGATCTGGATGATTCATCACCTGACCTAGAAACGTACATCGACGTGAACCTTGATCCTGCTTCACCGCGATACATCTCAAAGATCATAGGAGACACTCATGCCTATTACGACTTTGATCGAACGGCGGGCGAACAAAAGTTCGTCATAGAAGGAAATTATCCCGTAAGATCCAGGATCCTACGTGTCGAAGTCTCACCTGGTGTCTCAGACCAATCCGCGCCAGCCGTTGTCATTCCAATGGGGTTCAGAGGAGTGTCTCATCTCGTCACGTCAGGATCATCTCCCCTTGCGTCTTTAGGAGGCACAGACGCCAGTGCGCTGTCTGTTTCTAATTTCTTGCGCAACACGACGGCATTACCGCTACCTCTGATGGAAAACCTCAATGCATTGGATGGTAACGGAAACTTCAAATCATCAGCTTCCAGACGGTGGGGCGTCAGGTTTGAGATGACGACCGATCCTACGGATCCAAATGCAAGCAAGACGTTCAACGAATCTCTTGAAGCGATGACTCGTCATTTCCCAAACCACTCAACGACGTATGCAAACTTTTCTGTCTCAAACAACGAAGGAACGCCTGACACGGCTCAGTTGGGAATCATCGATGCAGATAGGTTCTGCAACAACCTATTCACTTTAGAGAATATAAGAATCAAGACAGGGTCAAACGGATTCGTTGATCCAGCGGAAGACTGGGTCTTTGCCTCTTACGTAAGGGATGGAGGATTTGCTGCTGAAGACTTTTTCAAGACTAGGCCCGTAGGAGTGAACGATCTTCGTGATGCTCAGAGCAGGAACTACCTGTCTTTCTACACGATCTTTCAAGGAGGATCTGACGGCCTCAACATCTTCGACTTTGAGGAAAAAAACCTTACAAATGCCGCAGTCAGGGCAGACATGGATTACCCAGAACGAGGACGTGAACAAGGTCCGAACGTCAGAGCATACCACAAGGCGCTGGACATCCTAGGTAATGTTTCTGATTTCGACATGAACTTGTTGGCCATACCTGGAATCAGGCATCCCGTCGTGACCGACGAGGCGATATCGGTCGTTGAGTCTAGGTTCGACGCGATGTATGTGATGGACGTTGAACAATCTAACATTTCAGGAGAGACGCTCGACATGTCTAGATACGCTGCGTATGTTAATAATGACCGTGCAGACGTATCGAGCACAATCAGGCAATTCACCGCTCGTGGGTTGAACTCAAGCTTTGCAGCAGCATACTTCCCAGACGTCGTTCAGAGCATACCGTCTGTCGTCTATGGGATCGATAGAGTTGAAGTCCCACCGTCTGTCGTGGTGCTGGGTGCGATGTCGTTGAATGACAGCATAGGTCAGCCGTGGTTCGCACCGGCCGGTGCGACTAGAGGCAATCTTCCTAGGACGCTGCTGACGATAGGAAATGTTTCAGAAAATGACCTTAATTCCCTATATTCAAATAACATAAATCCTCTATACGTCACGAAGAATGCCAGTAACAAAGACTCCGGCGTCGTCATATTGGGACAGAAGACTGTTTCTAGCTCTACATCGTCGCTCAGTAGAATCAACGTTCGTAGGTTATTAATCGAAATCCGCCGTCAGGCAAGAGAAGTTGCCTTGGGACTACTTTTCAGTCAAAATCTTCAAACTACGCTAGGAATATTTTCTAGTGAAATGGGTCGTCGGCTGTCTGTGATCCAAGGCCTGTTTGGATTGAGAGAATACAATGTCAAGGTAGATTTGTCGACAACGACGCAGAAAGATATAGATAATAACACGATCAGAGGCAAGATTTATCTACGCCCCACCAAGATCAAAGAATTCGTATCGTTGGACTTCATAGTGTCCAACGGGTTAGAGTCAGAGATATAAAGTTCAATTTTTTTTTAATAATCATCGATAAAGAATAATTATGCTAGCTTCATTAGCAGGAGAAACCCATCATGGCTGAAACACTTGACGTCACGTCAATGATTCCGAACAAGTTTGAACCAAAACGAAAAAACCGTTGGGTTCTAATGATCGAAGGCATCGACGCTTACATTCTAAAAACCGCAGCTCGTCCTCAGATCACAACTGAAGAAGTTGAAGTTCCGTTCATCAACTCACGTCGGTACCTCGCAGGTAAGACGACGTTCAGCACGATGAACGTGACCCTTCATGACCCAATCGCTCCATCAGGTGCGCAACAGGTCATGGAATGGATCAGGCTTCACTTCGAGTCTGTCTCTGGTCGTTCCGGTTATGCAGACTTTTATAAGCGTGACATCCAATTAAAGATGCTCGATCCTGTCGGCACGGTCGTCGAGCTGTGGGACATCAAGGGAGCATTCATCACCGATGCAAACTTCAACGAAGTCACATATGAAGACGGCGGTCCGGTTGAAATCGCTCTAACTCTCCGCTATGACAACTGTGTATTGCAGTACTGATTGATCAGCAGCATGATGACAGCAAAAGGCCCGTTGTTGGGCCTTTTGTTTTTTTATGGTCTTGGTTTACTTTTTTAAGTCTTGATTACATAATGAAGTAAAGTCTTTTAGGAGATATATGTCAGACCAGAGAGAGACCAAGAACGCAGTATTTACTTCATCAAATGCACCTGCCGGAGTTGACCCAAGAATGCCATCGATTTCTGCAGCAGAGAAGCTGAAGGCAGATTTCGGCCTAGACATTCCAAGTGAGATGGTTCCTCTTCCGTCAGGCGGGAGGGTTTACCCTCCTGGATCGGCATTGCATTTAAAAGAAACAGTAGAGATTCGCCCGATGACTGCTCGTGAAGAAGACATCTTGACGTCAAGGGCTCTTATAAAAAAAGGAACCGTTGTCAACGAATTGATCAAAGCTTGTGTGATTGATCGTTCGATCAACGTTTCTGATATACTTCTTGGTGATCGAAACGCATTGATGGTCGCAGTCAGAATAACTGGATACGGTCCAGATTATACTGCTGAGATTCAATGCGGAGATTGTCAGGCGAAGAATGAGCAAGTCTTCAACCTCGCAGAATTGCCGATTAAACGATTGGATATTGAGCCCGTCTCGGAAGGATCAAATTTGTTTGAGTTTTTACTACCTCACACGAAGAAGAAGGTAAGATTTAAGTTTACGACCGGTCGTGACGAGGAAGAACAAACGGTCACTCAAGAGAAGCAAAAGAAGATGGGTATTCAAACTGAGTCAAACGTCACGACTTCGTTGCATCAATCAATCGTATCAATCGATGGTGTTGAAGATAGATTTAAGATTTCAAACTTCATCAAGATGATGCCTGCCCGCGATTCTCTAGCTCTCAGAAATTACATCCGTGATAATGAACCTGGATTGACTATGAAACAAGACGTCACATGTCCATCTTGCGGACATTCCGAGGAGGTGAACATGCCGCTCGGAATCACGTTTCTTTGGCCTTCGTTCGGAAGATAAAGAAGCTATTATCTTAGAGCCATCGTTTATATTGATGTATTATTGTGGTTTCTCTTACAGGGAAACTTACAATATGCCCGTTGCATATAAACGATGGTTCATCGAGCGATTAAACAAGGAGATGACTCGAAGCCAAGAAGGAAGTAATCAAATTCCTTCTAGAGCTTTGCATCATAATCCCTCAGATG